TAGAAAATACTGTCACTCTCGGAATAATTAGTAATCTAAATAGAAGTGTCTCACAATTAGGTATTTATGATAAAAAATTTGAGTTAATTCAAACAGATGCTGCAATAAACCCTGTTGTTGCATTTCCTGGTTCAGGTCCTGTATTATTCGGTGACAAGACTGCTCTTGCATCTCCATCCGCATTTGACAGAATCAACGTTCGTCGTCTCTTCCTCAATATTGAGAAGAGAGCAAGAGGACTTGCTGAAGGCGTACTATTTGAACAGAACGATGCTGTAACTCGTTCTGGTTTCAACGCTGCACTTAGCGGATATTTAAGTGAAATCCAAGCACGTAGAGGAGTCACAGACTACTTAGTTGTTTGTGATGATTCAAATAACACAGGTGAAGTTATTGATAGAAATGAGTTTGTTGCTGAAATTTTTGTAAAACCAACACGCTCTATTAACTACGTTACTGTTACAGTAACAGCAACTAAATCTGGAGTTTCTTTCCAAGAAGTTGTAGGTCGCTAAAAACAAGAGGTAAAAAACAATGGCAACAAATAACGTATCAACGTTTCTTCAAACTATCAATCAGGGCATTAAGCCTAATATGTTCTCGGTTGATATCAATTTTCCTGGTGGAAGTGACTTTACTAATGGAGATAAGCAACTTACAAACATTCTTTGTAAGTCTGCTGCACTACCAGGTTCTAACTTAGGTGTAATCGAAGTTCCTTTTAGAGGAAGAACAGTTAAGATCGCAGGTGATCGTACCTTTGATACTTGGACTGCAACATTCTTCGCAGACAGTAACATGGAAGTCCGTGGTCTGTTTGAAGATTGGGCAAATAGTATCAACAGTCATGAGGGCAATACTGCTGAAAGATTCCTACCTAATCAAAGTACTACTGGATACATGGCAGATCTTTTTGTTTCTCAATTAGAGAAAGATGATCAGGTTGGAGGTTCTGTAATTAGAACTTATCAGTTACATCACTGTTTCCCAACTAACGTCTCCGCAATTGATCTTGCTTATGACAGCAATGATCAGGTCTCTGAGTTTACAGTTGAATGGCAGTACTCATTCTTCACCGCTGGTGTAGGATTAACATCAAAAGCAACTGGAACTAAACTCAGTGAAGGCGCAAGCACTCGTGACGTCGTATAATTAACTCTGCTAAATATAAGTAAGAGAACTATTATCACTAGGTAAATGAGTCAATTATTTGGCTTCCAGATTAATCGCAAGGAGGGTCAGAAGGGTCAGTCCCCTGTCCCTCCTAATGCTGATGAGGCAATTGCCGTAGCAGCTGGTGGTTATTATGGAACATATGTGGACACGGATAATCAAGCTCGTAATGAGTTTGAGATGATCCGCCGTTATCGTGACATGGCACTACACCCTGAGGTTGACAGTGCAGTTGACGAAGTTGTAAATGAATTTGTTGTGAGTGATTCTCACGATACTCCTGTAGAACTTAATCTAGATAACCTAGATGTTGGAATGGGAGTAAAAAGAAAGATCAGAGACGAGTTTGAATATATTAAACGCTTATTAAACTTTGACAATCGTGCACATGAGATTGTTAGATCTTGGTATATTGATGGTAGATTGTTTTATCATAAAGTTATAGATCTAGATAATCCAAAGAAAGGTATTACAGAACTTCGTTATATTGATCCAATGAAGATCAAGAAAGTTCGTCAGAAGATTGATAATAAAAAGAACATGGATTCATTGCAGAGACAAGCAATGAAAGGCACAGCATTAGAGTACGAGTACGGAACATTTGTAGACTATTATCTTTACAATCCAAAAGGTTTTTATAAAGGTGGTGTTTTAGGACCTATTGGTGACATGTCATTGTCACAAGGTGTCAAGATGGCAATAGATTCTATTACATTTTGTCCATCTGGATTACAAGATTTAAACAAAAGAATGACTCTTGGTTTTCTCCATAAGTCAATCAAAGCTCTCAATCAACTTAGAATGATTGAAGACTCTCTAGTTATATACAGACTTTCTCGTGCACCAGAGCGTAGAATATTTTATATTGATGTTGGTAATTTACCAAAGGTTAAGGCAGAACAATATCTCCGCGATGTTATGAGTCGCTATCGTAACAAGCTAGTATATGACGCAAACACTGGTGAGATGCGTGACGACAAAAAGCATATGAGTATGCTTGAAGATTTCTGGTTACCACGTAGAGAAGGTGGCAGAGGAACAGAGATTACTACATTGCCAGGTGGTCAGAACCTTGGAGAATTGACAGACGTGCAATATTTCCAAACAAAACTTTACAAAGCGTTAAATGTTCCTGCAGGTAGATTGGATTCTGCTACATCATTTAACCTTGGAAGATCATCTGAGATTACTAGAGACGAATTAAAGTTTACTAAGTTTGTGGGTAAACTCCGCAAAAAGTTTAGTGATGTCTTTAATGATACTCTAAAAACTCAACTCATCCTGAAAGGAATTATCACTCCTGAAGACTGGGATGATATGAAAGAGCATATCCAATATGACTATCTCTATGATAATCATTTCACGGAACTAAAGAACCTAGAAATGATGACAGAGAAATTAAATGTCATTGGACAGATGGATCCTTACATTGGTAAGTACTTCTCAGTTGAATATATCCGCACTCAGATTCTAGGTCAGACTGAAACTGAGATGGAAGAAATAGATGTTGAGATGGCAGACGATATTAAGTCTGGTAGAGCAATAGATCCATTACAATTGGTTGCTGCAGATCAGCAACAAATTGATGCAGATGCTGAAAATGTAGAGCTTGATCAGGAGATGAAGAAGGCACAAATTCAGCAAGCAAAGCAAAAACCCGCAGCTCAAAATGCAAACGGTAATAAATAAATCTTAGATAACTGTAAATTATGACTACACAAGGGCGAGAAATCGTTGATTTGCTTTGGGATAATGACAGAGCTGATGCTCTGGGAAAACTCAAAGATATGTTACAAGTGAAAGCGGCCGCTGCTGTGGACGTTAGTAAATTAGATATTGCGAATAAAATGTTTCCGCACGTTCCTGATGATGGTGCCACTGGATTACCTCCAGAAGGCGAAGCATCTCCAGAAGAAACTGCAGACGTTATGAATCGCAATGATGAAACCGAAGAAGAGGAAACCGATGAAACTGATCACGGAACAAATTGAACCAGTAGAAATCCTTACCGAAGAAAAAGACGGTAAGAAGAGTACCTACATTAAAGGTGTCTTTTTGCAAACTGAGATCACCAACCGCAATGGTCGTATGTATAAGTACGAAACCATGGAACGCGAAGTTGGCAAGTACAATGAGGAATTTATCAAACGTGGTAGAGCACTCGGAGAACTTGGTCATCCAGAAGGTCCAACTATTAACTTGGATCGTGTATCTCACAAAATTGTTGAGCTACAACCTGAAGGTAAGAACTTCGTTGGAAAGGCTAAACTATTAGAAACCCCTATGGGTAAGATCGCAAAGAACTTACTTGAAGAGGGTGTACAACTAGGTGTGTCTTCCAGAGGTTTAGGCTCTCTTAGAAAAGAGGGTTCTACATCTATAGTCGCTGACGACTTTATTCTTTCCACTGCTGCTGATATAGTAGCAGATCCTTCCGCACCAGATGCTTTTGTAAACGGAATTATGGAAGGAAAAGAGTGGGTTTGGGAAGGTGGAAGTCTTCGTGAAGAACTCGCAGAAAGAACTGAGAAGCGTATTAATACACTTGTCACACAACAAAGATTAGAGGAAAAGAAGTTAAGTCTGTTCCAAGATTTTCTAAATAACCTCTAAATGTAAAAGATCTATAAATAAGTATAGATTCTTACGAATTTCAATAAATCCACGGTAACTTTTTACACTAAATGGAAAACATCGAAGAAAATGTAGTCACCAAAGGTGCAGCAAAAGCTGATCCTATGCCCTCATCAGGCATCCCAGTAGAGGATCTTGGTGGTCCTACACCAGAAAACTATAAACCTGATGACGACTCAGCAAAGCTGAAAGATCCCGCAATGACCCTTGCTCAAGTCAAGGATGTCGTTAATGCCAAAGCTATGAAAGCAGAAGAGGCAGAAACAGAGGAGGAAGTTATCGAGGAAGAGGAAGCAACTACAGATGAAGTAGTCGCTGAAGAAGAAACAACATCTGAAGAGGAATCTACAGAAGTTGTAGCAGAGGAAGAAACTTCAGAGGAAGAAACAGTCGCTGAAGAAGAAGAAAAATACGATGTCGAAGCAGATGTCGCAGCACTTCTTCAAGGTGAAGAACTTTCCGAAGAGTTCCAAAGCAAAGCAAAGACAATTTTTGAAACTGCAATCAAAACTAAAGTTGCAGAAATCAAAGAAGAATTACAAGAGTCTTATGCAACTGCACTCGTTGAAGAGTTAGACAAAATCAAGGCAGGATTAACTGAAAGAGTTGATTCATATCTTGAGTATGTTGCTGACGAGTGGATACAAGAGAACCAAATCCAAGTGGAAGCTGGACTCAAAACAGAAATGACTGAATCCTTCTTAGAAGGTATGAAGTCACTATTTGAAGAACATTATGTAACTATCCCTGAAGAAAAATACGATGTACTTAATAGCATGGTAGATAAACTTGATGAAATGGAATCAAAACTCAATGAGCAAATTGATCGCAACGTTGCTCTAAATCGTAGATTGGCAGAATCCAATGCAGACGGTGTTTTCGCCTCTGTATCTGAAGGTCTTGCAGACACTCAGAAGGAAAAACTTGCTACTCTTGCCGAGAATGTTGAGTTTGAAAGTGAGAAAGACTATCGTGAGAAACTAGTTAAGTTAAAGGATTCTTTTTTCCCATCTAAGACTAGTGCTCCAAGTGCTCACTCAGAAACCATATCTGAGGGAACTGCTGTGGATAGTCCACAAAAAGTT